CGGAAGTGAATGCGAAGCTAAACCTTTACCGCGCACGCCTTCCGTTCATTTTCATGTGAGGGGCTGCGCGTGGCACTGATCTTTGAAACGAAAGTTGCGCTGTTCGACGCGCTCAAGGCGCACGCCCCAGCGGGCACGCAAGTCACTTTCGCGGAGAACCCGGAAGGTGTACGCAAGCGGCAACTGTGGCTAGGCGCGACGATGGACGACGACTTGCAGCCGGTAGCGATGCGCGACGGCCCGCGGAAGCCGACGAATGTCACGGGCTACATAGACGTGAGCGCTCGTTCTGTGTCACCCGCTGGCGCGTTGGCCGCTGAGCGCTCCGTGAACGAGCTACGCGAAGCGATTACGTCGGCGTGTGCAGCGCTGGACAGGACGAGCGTTCCCGGGCTCATGGACGTGCGCCCGGAGTCTGCCGCCGTAGAAACGCTGGAAACGACAGATGGTGCGCATAGCGCGCTAGTGGTGCGCGTCCGTGTTCGTGGGCGCGTGACTCAGTAAGAGAGGAAACGCGGCATGGCACTTGACGCGAGTATTGCGATTGGGCAGGAGACTGCCTACGGAGTCGCGCCCACCGAAGTGGAGGGGTACGAAGGCAAGGCGGATTCCTGGAAGACCACACGCGAGTTTGTTGAGAGCGTGGGCTTCCGCGCTGGCATGCAGACTGCGCGCGCCGATCGGCGAAACGTGGTCAACATGGGTGGCGAAGGTGAACTTGAAGTTGATCTTCTCGACGCTGGCGCCGGCTCTCTGCTGTCCGCCGCTTTCGACAAGGTGACGGTTACCGCGGATGGCGCGGGGCTCCGGACGTGGGTTTTCGAGACTGCCGACCTTACTACGGCGAACGCGAACGCGCGCAGCTTCACGGCACAGATGGTCCGCCCGACTGTCGATGGTTCTCAGGTGGCGTACAAGCACGTTGGCTGTATGGCCACTGAGTGGGAGCTGACCGCGGAAGTTGAGGAAGCGATCGTCTTCAATGTCTCGTTCGACTTCCAGGACGTGACGCACACGAGCGCTCCGGGAAGCATCATGACTCCCACCTATCCGGCGGAGTCGTACGCGTTCGACTGGACACGCACGACTGTCGAGCTGACCCGCGGTGGCGTGGTTGCTCCGTTCGACGCGACGAGCCTTGAGCTTACCGGCGATCGTGGCATGAAGACTGACCGGCGCTTCCTCCGCGGTAATCAGCTTAAGAAGAAGCCCGTCCGCACCGCTGTGCCGACGTACGAAGGCACCCTTGAGGGGGAGTTCACAGCGGCAAGCGTGGGGCTGTATGAAGCGTTCATTGCCGGCGAAGTGTGCGGCTTTGAAGCAGCGCTTGACGGGATGATTCCCGGCACGTCGCTGGGTATCGAGTGTCCGGCGATTCAGTTCACTGGCGAGTCTCCGGAAGCGTCGGTTGACGAAGTCACTGTTCATAACCTCCCGTTCCGCATCCTTGACCCCGGTACCGGCGCCCCCGCTATTCGGGTCACGTACACGGAGCCTGACCCTGACTTCGTCGCGCCGTAATGGCTAGACGCTCCGCGTACACGGTTCAGGTGGAAGGACTCCGCGAATTTCAGCAGAGTGTTCGCCGGCTCAAGGACCGTGAGCTGAACAAGAAAGTCCGGGAACTGAACAAGTCGGCAGCGGAGATTGTCAAGCCGGAAGCTGTGCGGGCAAGCCCGGACGGGAAGCGCGACGCTAAGTCGTCCAAGAAATACCGTCCGGGCAAGCTCGACAAGACCATCAAGGTTGTGGCTTCGGCGAAGTCGGCTGCCATCAAGGCGGGCAGTGCTGCCCGTGTCCCCTACGCCGCTGTGGTGCACTTCGGTTTCCCGCGGCGCAACATACGCCCCAACCGATTCCTTTTCCGCGCGATGGCTCGTAAGGGCAAGGAAGTCGGCGAGAAGTACGAGAGCGAGATTCAGAGTCTCGTCCGTGAGCATTTGGAGAGTGAGTAATGCCCGCTAAGAAGCCTGCCGCCGCTGACGACGTCCTGTCGCTGGACATCAAGCGGCTCACGCTGGATGAGCTGGAGATGATTGAGGACATCATCGACGGCCCGCTCGACGCACTGGCGAAGCCGGGCGCTAAGAAGGCGAAGATGCTCAAGGCCATGGCGTTCGTCGTCAAGCGGCGGACCAATCCGGACATCACCCTTGAAGATGTTGGCCGTCTGGCTATCGAGTTCAAGGGCAACGCGGAGACTGCGGACCCTACCGCGCCCAGCGCGTAGTGACGTGCGCGCGCCTTGTCGGTCACTTCAAAGGGCTGACATGGCGCGATGTGCGGAGCCTTGAGCTACAGGACTTCCGCGCGCTGGTTGACCAGATGAACGAAGACATAGAGGAAGCCGAGAAGCAGCACAAGCGCGCTCAGCGCGGTGGCAGTGGGCGGGGTTCGGGCGGCGCGCGTCGCACTCCCGTGATGACGTAAGGGAGGAACGATGGCGGAGCCCATCCGGATCACGATTGCCGGAGACGCAGAACAGCTCTCGCAGACGCTTGACGAAGCCGGACAGGAAGTGTCGCGCTTCGGCGAGGTAGCGAAGGGTCTCGCCATGGCGGCCGGTGGTGCGATCGCTATGGGCATCGGTGCGGGCATCCTGTCCGCCCTTGAGAAGGAAGCCGGCGCAGACGTGCTTGCCGCCCAGCTTGGGGCTTCCCCCGCTGAGGCTAAGACGCTGGGTGAAGCCGCTGGCGCTATCTACGCGAAGGGCTACGGCGAGTCTGTCGCGGAAGCCAACGAAGCGCTTAAGCACTTGTGGCAGCAAGGACTTGTGCCCGCGGACGCGACGAGCAAAGAGCTTGAGGACATCGGCGGCAAGGCTATGGACGTCGCCACGATCCTGGGTGACGAAGTCGGGCCAGTGTCGAATGCCGTCGCGCAGATGCTCAAGACCGGACTTGCGAAGAACGCGGACGAAGCGTTTGACATCCTCGTTCGCGGCGCGCAAGAGGGCGGCAACAAAGCGGAAGACCTCTTGGACACGTTCAACGAGTACGGAACCCAGTTCAGGAAGTTCGGGCTTGATGGCAAGACGTCCATGGGGCTCATTTCCCAGGGACTTCAAGCCGGCGCGCGTGACGCTGATATCGTCGCTGACGCGATCAAGGAATTCTCCATCCGCGCCATTGACGGTAGCGAGACGACAGCGGACGGGTTCAAGGCGATCGGCCTGAACGCGGACGAGATGCGCCGGAAGATTGCAGCCGGCGGACCTTCGGCGCAGCAAGCGTTGGGGCTGACACTCGACAAGCTGCGCGCCGTTAAAGACCCTGCCGACCGTGCTGCCGCTGCTGTGAATCTCTTCGGAACGCAAGCCGAAGACTTGGGTGACGCGCTTTACGCAATGGACGTCGATACGGCTGTTGACTCGCTGGGCAAGGTGGATGGCGCCGCCGCGAAGGCGGGCAAGACCATGCACGACAATGCGGCAACCAGGGTCAAGGCGTTCACTCGCGCGCTCAAGTCGGGCATCACCGACGTCATCAGTAGCGCGGTAATCCCGGTAGTTGAAAAGCTCGTCGTTGCGCTCCGCGCGATGGGCGCCGTGTTCCGCGCTGTCGCCGGCTTCGTGTCGCGCTTCCGCGTTCCGCTGGGGATCATCGCGTCAGCGATCACAGTTCTTCTACTGCCCGCTATGGTCGCGTGGGGCGTGAACGCCATCAAGTCGGCAGCGGCGAACGTGACCGCGTGGGCAACATCTTCCGCGGCAAGCACAAGCGGCGCAGCGAAGCAGGCTCTCGCGCACTGGTCTGTCGTCGGCGGGTGGCTCAAGTCCGCTGGGCAGGCTATTGCGTCTAGCGCGCGCATCGTCGCCGCGTGGGTTGTGATGGGCGCTCAAGCGCTTCTGCAAGCCGGTCGCATGGCTGTCGCGTGGCTTATCGCCATGGGTCCGATCGCACTCATCATCGCTGCTGTGATCGGTCTTGCGTTGCTGATTTGGAAGTACTGGGACCAGATCAAGGCATGGACTCTCGCAGCGTTTGACTGGGTGTGGAACAAGATCAAGCAAGTGTTTGAGTTCATCAAGATGCTCTTCATGAACTTCACGGGTCCGGGCTTGATCATCAAGCATTGGGACACGATCAAGGCAGCCACGCTTGCTGCTTTCGATTGGGTCTGGCAGAAGATCAAGCAAGCTTTTGAGTTCGTGAAAAACGTCTTCATGAACTTCACGGGTCCGGGCTTGATCATCAAGCATTGGGACAAGATCAAGGCCGCTACCGGCGCAGCGTTCAACTGGGTGACGGACAAAATCCGCGGCGCGTTCGACGCAGTGACCGGGCTTTTCCGCAACCTTCCTGGGCGCATCATGGCGTTCGCCGGCCGCATCGGGAGCGCTGCCCGCGACATTGGGCGGACGATCATTGAGAAGCTGGGGCAGGGTGTTTCCAAGCTCACGAGCTTCGGTCAGGACATCGGCGCTGCTGTCGCTCGTGGCGTGAAGTCGGCAATCAATGGCGTCATTGATCTTCTGAACTGGGCGCTACCCGACAAGCTGGGTTTCGGCAAGTTCAGCGTGAGCATTCCGGCGAATCCGATTCCGAAGGTTCGCGCCATGGGTGGTCCGGCTTCCGGGCTCGTGACCGTTGGTGAGCGCGGCAAGGAACAGGTCATGCTGCCCGCCGGCTCGACGGTTGTTCCGAATCACGCTGTGCAGCCCAGCGGCGGAGTTGTCGTCAACGTTCAATCCAACGCAGACCCGTTCGCCATCGGCCGTGAAGTGGCTTGGGCGCTTCGCACGATGTAGCTAGCCGACTCACCGTGAGTCGGCTGAGAGGGGGTTTGGATGGCTGAGCTTGACGACTGGACATGCATGTATAACGGACTCGTGATGGGTGAGTCCGACTCGCCCATTTCGATAGTCGCTGTCGATGGTCTGCTGACGCTGCCTGAGATCCGGTCTTCGGACTTGACTCTTGTGCAGCGTCACGGACTGTACGCCGGTGACGACTACATGAACGGGCGCACGGTCACGCTGACGCTTGAGGTTTACGGCAGCACGCGTACGGAGTTCACGGACGCGCTCACAGCGATACAGGCAGCGTTCATGCCGGGGCACGAGGAACTTCCGCTCACGTTCCGCTTCCCCGGCGTCGCCGCTGACCGCACCGCGTACGTGATGGCGCGACCCCGGAAGCGCAGTGCGCCGCTTGACCTGAACTTCGCAAGCCGCGTGTGTAACGTCCTGGTCGAGCTGTACTCAACGGCTCCGTACATCTTCGGCGACGGGCAGCGGACAGAGAGTGTGAAGTCGTCCGTGACCGCGCCGCCGACTGAGGGGCTTACGTTCCCTGCCGCGCTGCCATGGACCATTGAGGGTTCGAGCACTCCCCCGCTTCCGCCAGTACGGGAGTGTTGCCGCTCGTCCGCTGATCACGATTACGGACTGCGCGAATCCGGTGCTGTATGACGACGCTACGCGGAAGTGGTTCGGTGTGGCGCACGTCGGGTCCGTGACCATCGACAGTGCTGCGGAGCGTGTCTATAGCGCTCAGGGCGCGGACATCACGGGAAGTGTCCTGAGCGGCGCCACGTGGCCCGAATACGGTCCGGGTGACCATCGTCTACGGCTCGTTCATGGAGACCCGTACACGCAAGCTACTGCCGCGCTCACGTGGCAAGACAGGTGGGTATAGCGCATGACTGTTTGGTTTCAGGATGGCGTGACGTACGGCGGAGCCGACATGGCTCGGTACAACACGCACTTGCTCGGCGACAACAACGGGGCGCACATACTCTTCGGTGCCCCCGACTTCACGGCCACCGCTAACCAGGAACAGCGGAAGGTAACCGTGTCGTCCGGCCGTGTCGCTGTGTACGGAACGGGCCGGTACGAGATAGGCGAAGTCTCTACGGCCACGGTCGTGGACATTCCGCCGGCTTCCTCGCTGAACCCGCGGCGTGATCTGATCATTGGTCGCGTGGGCGCCGGCGGAGCGTTCACGGTTGAGCTGTTGCAGGGTACGCCGATGGCAAGCCCGGTAGCACCTTCTCGTCCTGCTAAGTCGGTCGCACTCGCGTGGGTTGACGTGCCGAAGTCGATGACCACGTTCACAGTGACAGCGACGCGCTACACGGGTCAGTACACGGACCAGATTCTTGCCACCGCTACGGGCGGATTCGCGGTCAAGTGGGGCGGGCTTCTGCCTTCGGCGAGTGGCTA